ATTGTGCTGAAACCGTACAGCACGTCAATACGGCAAGGCATACGGTCATTGTTGATGTCGTACTGACGCACAACACGCAAGCTGATACCGTTATGCACTGCACGCGCGGCCATATCGACCCCTTGAGGCAGCAACAAGTCAGCCGTAGCAAACGTGATTGCGTCTTTGTGGTAAATCAAGTTCTGAGCGTAAGCCGTAGAAGCAGAACCAACAAAGGTCACAACAGCGTTGATCAGTGGCAGGGCAGTCATAGTAGCCAGTGCGTGAGCAGCGGAGTACATGGGAGCCACAGTCACGGTCCAAGTGCCAGACACAGCGGTTGCATCAGCCAAAGCCACAAACTGGAACAACGAACCAGTGGTTTCACGGGTTTGTGGGTTCACAGCAAAAACGCTACCGCAGGTAAACACGTCACCAGCCTTGATGGTCGTGGTCACAGAGGCTTGCGACAAGCTCAAAGTGGCAGAACCTTCCGAGGTCACTGAAGCGGCAACGATAGTAGCGGCAGCGGCGTCACGCGAACCAGTAGTGAACTGCTTGATCGACTGAGACATATTGACTTCATCAAAGCCCAACACGCCAGTGCCCATCATGCCGTTTTTAAACTGCTTGCTGATGGTGTCGGTAGGATTGAACAAGCCCTTCATACCTTCAACCAGACCAGCGTTTGCAGCAGGGTTAACCGTTGCATAGCGGGGCGACATTACAGCGGCGTTTTCGTTCAGCTTCTGCTGGGCTTGGAGCAGCACCAAAGAAGTAGAAGGAGTCGTGCCGGGGGTGCCGACAGTGTTACCGATGGTTTTGTACGCATTGGCAACGTCAGCATCAATGCTAGAGGCCAACTGGCTGATACGAGGCTTCAACACACGCTCTGCAAAATCGTCCAATTGCATAGTCAACTCAGCCGACGTGAAGTTCACGCCAATGTGTTTCTGGCTTGCAACCGACAGGGTGGTGAACTGTTCGTTGTCGTCCTGAACTTGCAGGGCGGCACCGTCAGTGACCAAAGCGCGGTCAGGAAGACGAATACGCAGCGTAGAGCCGATCTTGGCACCTTGCACGGCGAAGCTATCGTCGTACTGGCGGTTTACGTTGCGCGTAAGCACCAGGTTATTTTCGAGAATCTCAAGCGCTTTGCGCGTGATCATGTCAATGGTTAGGATTGAGTTAGACACAATAAAGTCCTTTACAAAAAGTTAGCGGTTTTGCGCTTCCCACTTTTTACGTTGTCTTGCACGTTCAGCTTCAATCCACTGTGAGTCCGTCATGGTCTTGGTAGACCGTGGGTCCGTAGTATCAAAAGCTGGCCCTCCAGAGGAGCGTGCAGTAACTGGCGTAATCGGCGCTGGCGCAGATGTTGTTTTCTTCATAGGAGGTTCAGCGGCCAATTTGGCTTCGATCCTCCCAATTTCTTTTGCTTGCGAGAGTGGCGACAGTTTGGCGATACGATCTGATTCTTTGGGGTTTGAGCCGAGGTAATAAGCTAACTCAGGCCCAATATCCGAAGACTGAATCGTTTCGGCCATTACGTTCGTGATACTCAGTTTGGGGTTGTACGCGACTTGTTCAAAGTCATCGTATTTACTCCGCGCTTCTTCTTCACGCTCGTGATAGCTATCGAGAACTTGCGACTGCTGTTTAGCAGCTTCACGCCTAGCAATAATTTCTTCAGCCTTTTGCAAGACCATCGCATCGGGGTTAACCTCTGCGGAATAATCAATTACTGGCGCTCTCAACACTTGCGTTTCCGCTTGGCGTTGGGCTTGATCTCGTTCCCACTTCCGTTGCTCTCTTGCGAGGCGTTTTCCAATTGCAGCATCAAGTTCCTCTTGCGAGAATGTCTTGGGAGCCTCAACTTCCGGCGTTTCAATTACAGGTTCTGGAGTTGCCGCCGTGGCTTCCAGTTCTGGCACGGGTATAACCGCTAGGTTTTCGACTTCATCAGTCATTTATCAGAATCCTTAGATTCCCTGGTGATCGCACCAGTACGTTTTTTGGCATTATGCCTTAAATTGTTCTGCTCGGGCTTCTATCTCGTAGGGATTGAGGAGATAGCCATACCGGATATTCCAGTAAAGATACTTTACCATGTAGACCAACTTTCCATCTGTTTGCATCTGCTTCAAGTGCGTCTGCTCATGGCGTATTAGACCAGCATCTTGCTCAAAGCCTGGGACAAAGTAAATATCACCCCACAGGCTTGTCCAGCCCTGAAACTTCATCCGGTTCATAAACCAAAGCAAAGGGCCAGAGGCAACCTTAATCACGGCGTTACAACCTCTTGTGCAGCTTTATAAGCCGCAATTACTTCAGCAGTATGCACAGTAGAGCAAATGGCTTGTACTTTGGCATCCTCGGCGCTGTAGTCGTCTCCAGGTTTAAAGTAGTTGCCTTTGACCTGTTCTGCTAAAAATAGCCCGTCCTCAGTGATAGTCACAAGGTAACGCACGGCAACCGTTTGGTCTTGCATTACTTCAATGCGGTCAATGGTCGTTTGTTTTTCTAACATGGTTGCTCCTTAGTTTCCGACCCAAACACCATTAAGACGTTTAGCCATACATCCTGTCCCAGACCCTGCAACTGGATTAGCTATTGTTCCATCAGGCACATAAATCATTGAGCCGTTAGCTGGAGTTCCAATGTTGGCAAACGTAATATTGTTTCTGTAATCAATGATTTTCCCTCTAGTAGGAGAACTTGTTACACCAAAATTATTTTCCATCAAAATGGTGTCATTAAGAGAGTTGTTAAATATTGTGATCGGTGTAGTTACGTTAATAAATGTGTTATTGCCAAAATAGCTATCTCCACAATTGCCAGTCGTAACATTTATACCAACACCAGAATACCCAGAAAAAATAACATCTTTAATGGTTAAATTTTGCGAATTTCCAACTGTTATGTTGCTGTTGTAAAAATTACCACCTAAAACTTGTCCTCTGCTGGTAATATTTAAACCAAGAGTAGTGGTCACAAAATTGCATCCGTTGAATATCCAATTTGAATACGATGTTGTTCCTGAACCTCTATCTAGTTTTATTAATCCACCTGTAAATTTACAGCCTACACAATTTAACAAATTTAACGCGCTGTCATAAAGTCCAAGCATTAAAAAATGATATGTGCCTGTATTGCTTAGATGAGTAAATTCAACACCAGTAAAAGTTAAAATTAAATTTGGAGCAGCCCCCGTTGATACTTGTTGTGCAACGTGTTGTCCAGTTGCTTGAATTCTATAAAATTGACCGCCAAACACTTTTATTTCATAGGACGCCGCATTACCAAAACTCCATCCGGTATTGTGTTGGTAAAACACACAGCCATGAAATTCCGCTGACTGCGATGAACTATCAAATGCGTTGCGGCTCCAACTTATTGATGTTGTGCAATTTTCAATTCCTACACTGTAAAAATACGCATCGTTAAGAGTGCAAGCTAACATTCCTATTGTGAACCCAAGAATGCGGCTACCACTCATCAATACGCCACTGGTATTGGTTGCACCAGCAACCTCAAACGGTCTACCTGTACCTGTGCTGCCCCACTGAATAGCAATGCTTGAATTAGATGTTAAACCAGCAGTTCCAACAAATCCAATGTTTTCAATTGTAATGTCGCCTGTATAGACGTATACCAAAACACCCGCAGTAGTTGGGTCGTTGTTGTATATGTCAACAGAAGCCACTAGCATTGAACCGCGAGTATCAGAATAGTCTGGTGGTGCTGTGTTGTCATAAGTTGTCGCCCTTGTGCCAACATAATTGATAAAAGGCAAAAACTTTAATGTACTTTTACACAAGTAAACACCAGCGGGAAAAATAAGTGTAGTCCGTGCATAACTAGCGGCCACGTTTCCAACTGGGTTTGCGGTGCTTGCAAAATTAATAGCGGCTTGAATGGCTGATGCACTATCTGCAATGCCAGTAGGGTCGGCTCCAAAATCTAAAATGTTTACGGGTGCGCCCGTAATCATTGAATAGGATGCTTTGGTTAAAGACATTATATTTCCTTAGGCAAAATATGTTGCAGAGAATGTGATTGTTACTGTCGCAGCAATTGCAGCCGCAGAAGTTACGCTTGTACCTGTACAAACAACCGAAGCAGAAGCAGTAATAGCAGCATTGGTTGCATCCCCGTGACCTGCCGTGCCTACAGTAAAAGGAAGATTGCTTGTAATAACTCCCGCAGCAGTCACCGCCACGCTTGTTGCCCCTGTAACTGTTCCGCTTACACTGACTTGCCGACCAATGCGAGTGTATGTACCAGTTGAACTAAATGCGCCAACAAGGGTCAAACCAGCTCCTTGGTTTGGAGTCCAAGTACCTTCTTCATACCAATTAAGCAATGTGCTGGTTTTACCCGCAAGCGGTGTGTTTGCAGAAAAGTCAAACCCTTTGGCTGCTGTGCCTTGAACTACGTTTCCAGTTGTTATTTGGACATTGCCAGTAGTTGATGCTCGCATAAACTCAACGCCTGATATGAGAGTAGCGCCACCAGTACCACTGTTAACAAGAAATGCCATTTCTGAGGAATCATTACCAGCAGACTTTTGCTCACAATAAATTGACCCATTTGTTTCATTGGCGCTATCGGCAAAACGGATACCGTATTTATTGCCTAATGCTCTTGCCGTGCTATTTCTAATCCGAATTTGAGCATCTGTGCTTTGCGTAGCTACAACGCTTAATAAAGCCGTGTTAACTGCCCTGCCAGCAGTCAGATTAGCTACGGTAACTTGTGTGGTTGCACTGCTTTGCACAACCGGCAAAACTTCCGTACCCGCTAGAGGCGTGGTAGCAGAAGCTAATGCCGATATTTTGCTGTTTGCCATGATTAGTTATACATGACTTCAATTAAAGAAGTGTAAGGCGGTGCTGTTGAAAACGTTAAAGTTGTGCTTGACACCGTATAAGTATTTTTTTGCTGGTATACACCATTAATGTATACAAACGTAAAATTTTCACCAAAAGAAGCGTTACTTAGCGTAAATACGGTTTGTGAACCTGTACCAGTAAAGTTTTGAACTTGGAATTCTGCTGCACCAATACCTGAAATGTTGTCGTATGTTGCAATTAACACGCTTGCACTGGTATACAAAGAAAATTTGTACCTTACAACAGAAAGCCAAACTTCACCACCTGGAACCCGTCCAGCAGAATCCAAAACTATTGGATTGGCATGGGCTATTGTTCCAGCACTGGTCGTATACAATGCTAACGGCGTTGTGGTTCCGGCGGCATAGGTATACAACTTCCCGCCTGCTAACGGAATTCCATTGTTGTCAAAAAACTGCGCCGCAGCGCCACCCACAGGTGAAAGAAAGACGGTCATAGCGACCCCTTATTCGTAGGCAACGGTGAACGCGGCAGAAGTTCCCGCTAAGACAATGTACAGGCCATTGTTGAAAAACAATCCTGCTGGAAAGTTCAAATATGTAGTTCCAGCCGATACACTAAAAGTGTTTGAAATTTTTGGATCGCTGTCGCTGGACGCTTGCGAGTCATAAATGGTAAGCGTGCCGCTGCTGGAC